ACTGAGTATGTGGTCCATGGCTAACTGCTCAGGAAATGGAGCTGGATGCTTTACGCCATTGAAGCTTGTCACATACTTCCAAATGTTATTTCTAGGCGAGAATTCAGGAACTGGATTTTTGAGTTTGCCCGAAAAGTCTTTATGCCCAGCCCATTTATTTGGTTTATCACAAATCAGTTGCTTTGGAACGGAACCCTTTGCAAACACAAACATAAACTCAAAGATTTGTGTATAACGATTGCCGTTGCGCTGGGCTGGATAAGCAGGGCTGTTCTTTTCATAAATCATGGTGTCATGTAGTTTTAGCCCAAGCTCCTTGAAGAATAGGGCCTGCCTAAAGCTTGTTCCCGTCTCTGAGCCATCAATAGTTGCATCGCCAACTATCCACACCAAAATACCGTCTTGGGCTAAAACTCTATAAAGCTCTCTAGCAATGCTTTCAAAGTCAAATTCATAACCGTCATAACTACGCAGATTGTCATAAGGCGGTGATGTCAGAACTAAATTGACAAGAGCATCTGGCATCTGTTTCATAGTTTCTAAGCAATTTTCGTTATGAATTTTGTTTAGCAATGTCACAGCTTGTAAACCGTCCCTGTAAAGTCCACGCCCTTTTCCAGCATGAGGACCCCCAGTCCTGGGACCGAATCTTCACCAGTGACCTTGCGCCACCAGCCAGATCCGTTGTCCATGGTCGGAGCCATGACTAGGAAGCGTGATGTGCCGCGTGGTGTGCTGCCCATCTCTGTTACGCGTAGGTGATGCCAGTGACCGTGTATCAATACTGATGCGTCTGCAACTGGTTGCCTACCGAATGCCTGACCACGCCACCAGGTTGCCATTGCGTCTGGGCGCTTGGCTTGATGTCCGTGAGCAATACCAAGAATGTGAAAACCGTCACCGAATACATCCAGGGCCAGCGATTCATCATGCTCTTGAGGTTCGATGAACCGAATTTTGAGTCCCGCTTCTTGGCTAAGCCTAGCTAACTGACGGCCAATGAAGATGCCCCAGTCGTCACTTGGCTTGCCAACTGCTTCACGGCCTACACGCCACTGACAGTGGTTGGAACCGACTGATGCGTAGGTTACATCTGGGACCTTCTCTGCCAGCATCTTGATTGTCTGCCATGCGAATGTAGTGGCCAAATCCACCTGCTCCATGATGGACAAATCCGACGATTGGAGCTGTTGCATTGGTGCGGCGTTCTGAAAGTTTTCTACAGTGTCACCCAGGTCTGCAAAAATTACTTTTTCTGGTTTCTGTTCCTTCACCATCTGCATGAGGCGAGCCTGCATTAGCTCGACACGCTCAATCAGTGAAAGTGAGTTGCCACGGTAGTCAACTTTGCCAACCTGTAAGTCTGACCACATGACCACCATGCAGCGGGCTTCTGGTTTCTCTAGCTTGGCTGGCTTTGCTTTTTTCTTTGCTTCCTGTAGCAGCAGCGGAAGATTGAGGTTCGCAATCTTACGGCGGAAGTTGAAGCGGTAGGCAGTGAGCCACTCGCCGTCATACTTCTGCCAGCGTGAGGTGCGTGGTGTCCCGACAATCTCAATCTCGTTCGGGTCGAATCCTGCCTCGGCCAAGAATGTGTCAAAGTTTGGTTGGTCTGTATAGCCAGGTGTTGTGGCGATACCTTCAGTTCCATCGAATTCAATGCCTGGGCGAAAGTTCGCTGGGGCAACAACCCTGGAAGCTGGCTGAATGTTTTCTAGCATGGTTCAAGCCTAACTTCTATAGCAAACGCAAATGCGGTTGCGGTGTTTGGTAATGGTGTGATCTGCCACGATAATTCCCCTATCCCGTAGCGCCGAACTAAGTGCATTGGATGTCCAGGTAGCGACATCTGCCACCGCATCTGTCAGTATCTGGCCGTCCTTCTCACCTAGGGTATCCATAAGCTTGCGAACAGCACAAGCAGTGTTTTTCTTTTTTGGCTCAAGCCCCTCTAGCATTCTTCATTCTCTCCTTTAGCATTTTGACTGCATTGTCATAACTGGCATCCAGTAGCTTCTTCAGCTCGTCCTCTGTGAATGCCGTTACATCTTTGACGACCAGCGACTTCAGGAACTCCAGTCCTGTAGCCCTGACGCCCAACTGAATTCCAGCCTCAATTAGTTTCATTGAGATTGCCTCAAACTGGTCCTGATACTTCCATCCGTTTATCAAGTCATCTACATTCAGGTCATCGTTCATCGCACGCTCAAGTCATTCTCATCCGCCAACAGCCGCTGCACGACTGCGATTAGATGCTCGCTGTTAGCCGCACCGAATAGTGCGCGCTGCTCTAGGTATTCCGCCAAGTCCTCGCGGATGCAATCTAGATCGGCAGACCACACTAGGTTCTTATCCCTTAGTAGGGCTGCGGCCTGCCGAAAGTCAGTGTAGATACGCTCGTTGCGTATAAACTCTCGTTCCTCTTTTAGTTCTCTTTTGTTAGCCATTTCAATAATCCTGGATTCTCTTTCATAATCATTAGTAAAGATGTTTCGTAGATGCCGATGAAGTAGTGTTCCCAGTCCTCAAAAGATGCTTTGTCTTTTGGTCTGACTGGCAGTTCATAAACCATCCGCGCCGCGTGAAGAATCTCATGCAGCAGTGTCACTTTTTTCTTTGTAATGTGAAGCTCTGAGTCCACCACGATAATGTTTGCCTCATCGCGGGTATAGCCATAGTTCCCTTCCGCCAAGAAGGTGTCTTGCTTTTTAGTGCGCTCAAAGATGTCAAAGGTCTGAGCGCCTATCTTGACGGACTTTGGAATCATTCTTCGTTAGCTCCCATTTTCAAAAGCATTATTGCTATCAATAAAGTATTTACGACTGACAGAATCATTATGAACTCAATCATCTTCGCCAACCTCGATTAGGCCAGCTACCAACTCGGCCAATTCGTTTTGATTCATTGGCTCTTGTGCGTAAGGTATCTCCCACTCCCTAACTGGTTTGTTTAGGAATGTCAAAACGCTACGGTTACTTCTCGACTGCTCATCTTCCCATTCTTCAAGTCCAAGATAACCAGCTCGTCTGTCAATAAAAAAGAAACGATTTTGGTAGTTGACCTTGGCATAGGTTTGATACCAGTTGTTTATTTCTATCAAGACTTCAATGTCTTTAGTCATCTTCCACTTCCTCTGCCACTTGCTTGATTGGTTCTAGTGGAACATTGATGCCGTGAGCGCGCTCTGACTTCAGGTGCATCGCAAGGCTGTTGATCTTGTCCAACCGAAATCCACTCCAGCGGCGGTCATCTGTTTCGATAATCGGAGCCTGACTGAATCCCAGCTCCAAGAATCGCTTGACTGCCTTCTGTGATTTGTTTAGCTGGCGCGTCTCAAACACGATGCCTCGCTTTGTAAACTCACGCTTGGTCTGGTTGCACTGCACGCAGTTTGGCAGTTCCCAGACGGTTATCTTCATCATTAGAGCATGGCTCCTGTCCTGGATGTGATGGTCTTTTTGGACTCGCGGATTGCTTTGCGAGCGACCTCAAAGCCTACCTGCTGCGACTTAGTTAGCTCTGCTTTTTCGCCTGCTTCTATAACTTGAAAAGACATTAGACGGGCTGCATACTCAGCGCCCACCCGAATGCCCTGCTCGTAGGCTTTGTCCATCTGTTTTGGGAACAGCCAGTCAGCCACGTCATACCACCAGTCCTTGATGTCACCTTGTAAAGTTTTCACTTATACCCTCTCTCATGTGATTTACAGCCGCACGAATTACTTCAGCGCTCGCTGGTAATCCGTTGTTCCATTCACGGTCTGCAAGTTGATCTAGCTCCTCTAGCACCGAATTCCAGCCCATGTCATAGCCAGCCTGGAACAGTGCGTCTGCGAAGAAGTCAAGTTGCCCCTTGATTTCATTTACTCTCATAACAGTCCTTTCATCTGTTGATACAAGTAAACCCCACCACTGGGGCGGGGTCTCTCTTGTAAGCCGTGTCGTTATCAAAAAGTTATACAGGGATAATCCTGATAGTTGCGCCCATCTGCCTTTCGTCATCGTAAAGCTTACGGGCCATGATTTCTACAACCTGAGAGTCATCTCCCCAAATCATGCCCGACTGACCAACGCCGTCTAAACAGCCCCGCAGGAGCTTATCCAGATCGGGCGGGACGATTGGTAGCGCCCTATCTGCTACACGAACAGACTTGGGTCTAGGCAAATAGAAATCCACCTCAACCCTTACGGGGCCAAGATGGATGTTCTGGTTTGCATACGGTTGGCAAGCTTCTGCGATTGCAGCGCGCCATTTTTTGAGATTGACTGATTGTGCTTCGACCAGCCGCCCATGGTAAATGTTTTTGGAACCCTGTGGGGTTGGCCTGCCGAATACTTCTAGAACAATCACCCATTAAGTCTAGAACGGAGAGTCAGACTTGATGATTGGGTTGTTCACATGGATGGCAGCAGCCTGCTTTTCCTGGCCTGTTCTCTTGTCCTCGTAGTTCTCAATACGAACCGAAAGGTCGCCAACGATTTCTACTACATCGCCCTTCTGGAACTTCTGCTCTGTCCAGACTTTGTAATACTCGTCACGCATCTCACCCAGAACCTTGACTTGACCTTTGGCGGTGAAGCCCTTTGGGTTTGTGTAAACAACTGTTGCGCCGCTGATTTTTACTTGTGCCATTTTCTTATCCTTTCACATGGCCTGAATTCACACAATCCAGCTTGCCACAAATTCTGTATCCTGGCAAGACGGGATTGCCGTATTCGTCTATTGGTGTTGTCATGTCCTCTGCGAAGTGGCCGTGCCAGGGTAGGCACTTATGCTCTCCGTTTTGGACGGTGTTAGCTTTGCTGACCCTACAGCTCTCACAAAACATCCTTGCTTTGATCCGTTTGCGGTTGACCAAAAAGGTCGCACCACAGCGGTAGCAGTCAACAAATTCATCCACATGGTAAGCCTATCCTCCGACACAGAGAGAACACAATGCGAGATTCTTGCCGTGTCTGCATTTGGGTGGTGGCGCTGCCTGGCTCTTGAGTTTCTCCATCTCAGCCAGATACTGCTCAGTCGCACTAAGGTCCTTCGCTCGGCGCTCGCTACCGAATTCCTGTATCTGGTTATGCGTAGCTGCATCTTCCCAGGCGTCCTCGTTCAAAAAGGTTGCTGGAAGCTTGATAAATCCACGCCTAACTCTGTCTGAGCTTCTATAGGCAATTACACCAGCGATGATGTCCTCAAACGATGCTCTTGATAGGGCTGACCTAAAAGCCTTGAAGGCTGGTTTCTTTCCTTCCTTGCGTGGATACTCTTTCCAGAATTCATCAAACAATTTTTCCGACTGTATTCTCTGGTTATTCTTAATCTCTTGTTCTTCTATTGAATTATGTTCTTCTTTATGCCCTGTTTCACCGTGACGGGGTTTTGCCGTAACGGGGTTTTGGAACGGGTCTTGAGTTTTGAAGTCATAGTCAGCGAAAGTCCCATCCTCGTTATGGCCCTGTTCTGATGATCTAACGAGATAGCCAAATTTCTCAAGTTCTAAAATGGCGCTTTTTATGGTGTCTTGTCCAGTTCCATTCACCTTTGCCAATGACCGAATGCTCATTCGCCAGCCTGGTGTATGACTCATTATCTGAGCCAGTAAACCAATAGCCTTCAAACTCAAGCGTGTATCCCGAACCCAGTCGTTAGGTATCTGGGTAAAGTGGTCGTCAAATGAATGGTGTCCCCTGATTAGTGGCATTGTTCCTCCTAGAACAATTTATGAATAGTTCTTGTTATTGCCTTCTTTGTGCCGTCTGGCATTAGCTGATACCACTCCCCATCACAGCGGTCATAGATTGGCTCCGAAAAGTCCTCCCAGGACTCTAGTTTGTGGGACCATCCTCTTGCTTCTGCTGCGACATCTGAGTTCGATTCCATGGCGGTGTTGTAGCTTTGGCAGACCCTAAGTAGGTTCTCGTATGTGTCAAGAACCTTGGAGCCGCCCATCCCGCGATTTTTCCGATGGTGAATAACAAGATCAGTAGTTTCGCCACAGTGAACGCAGTATGGGTCCCTTTTCTCAAGTTGTCCTCGCATGAATTTGTTTATGGTCATCGCATCTCCGCTTGCATCAGCTTCACTTGAGTTCCAATCGCCATTAGCGATGTCTCAATGATTTTGATTTTGACTTTGATTCTGTTGAATTCTGCTCGTCTAAGGTCGCGCTGTAGGCGAGCGTCAGCAGATTCTAGCTTTGCGAGTGCAGTTCTATCGGCAACAGTCCCTTGTGTCTTGATAAAAGCTTTTTGTTCTATCGTGTCAAGTTCGTGTTCAGCTTCAGCCAGAGCGACTTCAGCTTGGTAAAGCGCATCAGCCCCGCGTTGGTTTTCCTGAATCAGGCGGGCTATTTCTTCTGTGATCTGGGAAGGTATCACTTAGATTCCAAATCGCATAAGTAAGTTCGATTTTCCAGAAGGCAGCCTCATTTTGATTGCCCCTCTGTAGCGCCTGTTGATACGCCTCCGTCAGCTCCGCCACTTTCGACATCAGCACTGAACTGTTTGGCACGAGCTTCAATCCTTTCCAGAACATCAGGTGTTGCACCTTCGCCCTTCGCCTTCGCGTAGAGCCAGCGCAAACCGCCTATGTCTGAAATCTTATCCGCTTCAACCAACCAATTGTCTTTCATTTCTGTAACGCGATTGACCTTTTCCATCTCCTCGCGAGATGCGCGCTTGTTGCCACTGAATCCAGCAGAGGCTAAAGCTCGTCCGATGGCAGAGGTTTCTGCATTTTCAAGAGCCGAAGTCTGATTCGCACCAGGACCACCATCAATCTCGAATGCCAGACCCGTGGCCTTCGGGAGATTGTTTGCTTGGTCGCCAGCAGTAAGGTAAACCGCTGCGCCAACAACCCAAGTCGCCACAGAGCGGTCAGTAGTAGTTGTAAGGTTTTGCGTGATAATGCGTCCATCGGGATACTCCTTGTAGAACTTCCTAATTCGTTCTTCAACAGTTTCATAAGTAGATAAATCAAAGCGTGGCATTTTTCCTCCTAGATCCAGCTTGTGCCTTTTTTGGTGATAACCAGTGACGGCGAGCTGCCTCTCATCTGGCGTGTAACTATGCGTTCTGAGTTGACAGTTCCATACTTGGCTCTACCCATGCTGTCCATCACCTCAGACTTGACCCTCAGAAGCTCAGAATTGGCCCTATCAGCCCTTTCCTGGGCCTGGAGTAGTAAAACCCCTACCTGACCGAGTTCGTGGTCCCTAATCTCAATCTGCGGGTTCTCAGCCCTAACTGCCTGGTAGGTGCTTTCCGAGCCATCCCACTCAGGTTTTTTGTCTGACTGAATTGAAGCCCAGAATTGGTCAATCATTTCGTTCTGTAGGTCTATGGCCGATGCGATAAATGGCACATCGTATTCGTTCCAGGTCATACCTGCCACGGCCACGATCATGCCGCGCTGTATCTTCAGCACACCCATGTAGTGCAAGACCTGAGCCATGTAGGACGGTGGAACCGATTCCCATGTGCTGCGGGCTGTCTTGACCTCAATGACCATCATCTCCTGCGTGGTCTTGTGGATGGCTATGGCATCAGGGTTAGCGTGGCGGTATTCACAGTCGCCATCTGCGTATGTGCCAGTTGTATAGACATCCCAATCAGGATGTTCCTCCATCCACAGTTTTAGGATTGGCTCCTCAAAAGCCTTACCGAACCGAATTGCCCAGTTCTCCTGAATCTCAGATGGAATCCTGCCTGTCTTTTTGGCCCATAAAGCGTAGGCGCTCTCGTAAGGGTTCAGACCGAGTATGGTCCCTACTTCACTACCCCCAACGCCCCTAGACCGCTCAGAATGCCACTCAGGGCTTCCTGGCTCAAAGTTACCCAGCAGCTTTGCCCCATTTATGAAATCTGGTGCATAAATCTGCATTTTTCTCCTTTCACCGAGTAGCCTTACTTTATGCGATGGCTCGGACATTTATCAAGCGAGTATATGAAATTGTTATTTTCTATACAGGCTGTAGGGGGAGTAGAGTGCGAAAAGCACCCTGCGCTGTGGTATCCAGAGGATGAGCCAGATGCTACGGTGCGGCATCAGATGAGCGTAATTGCCAAGGGTATTTGCTATGACTGCCCAATCAAGAAACAGTGCTTTGACTATGCGCTACGCACCAATCAGCGACACGGTATCTGGGGCGGAACTAGCCCCGAAGAACGCTGATTTGACAAACTGAATTAGCAAGCCTAGATTGCTTGCATGATTTATCATCCCGAATACATAAAGCTTGCTGAGGCGATGGAACAAGCGCCGACAATCCCACCCTGCACCAATACAGACCCAGAGCTGTTCTTTCCAGATCAAGATGCCAATGTGAATCTTTACATGGTAGCTAAGCAGCTATGCGCTCAGTGTCCAGTTATAAAGCAGTGCTTGACTTACGCGTTGAAAACCAATGAGGAGTATGGCGTGTGGGGCGGGCTAACGGCTTATGAGAGACGGAAGCTCAAAAAGGGCGGGAAAATCACAGTGGCTAAAGCTACTCGTGCAGGACGAACATACGACTGGAGACGGGGAGATGTTCAAACCGCGATTGTTTACAAGGTGGCCTAACAACAGCGCATGGCCGTTGTCGCACCTATAGATGACATACCTACAAAAAGTATTTGACAAATCTAAAATCCCCTGTTATTTTCTTATTAGTCACTTAGCTACAAATGTTGCCAAGACAAACCGAGAGTGATCCCTGCGGGGTCGGGTCGGGACAAGAGAAACCCCTAGAGGATTGGCTAGGGGTTTTTTCTTTTAGTCCTTTTTGAAAGCGACTGAAGTCAGAATAGACAGGAAACCAGCACCTAGCGATACCGATGCCAGGCTAACCCAGTCAATTGCGAATAGTCCGATTGAGCCAGTTCCGAGAACGGCGATTGCGGATTGAGCTACTGTCTTGATGGCGCGCTCGCCAGCGTAGCTCCAGAATTCCAAACTAAAAATCTTCATTGTCCCTTTTCCTTGTCTTTACATCTTCGTATGTTGCAAATGCAGTATAAGCGGTCAGGATAATGCTTATCAAGGCGACACCGCCGATTATTAGTTCCCTGCTGACCGAACTGTCAGAGGCGTAGGTAGCTGCACCAAACAGAATCATCAGAGCAGACAGAGCAAAGCTCATGTAGATCAGCCTGCGGCGGTGCTTCCAGCTAGGCATCGAGACGCTCGTCAATGAACTTTTCAGGGTCAAAGACAGTGCCGAATGTTACCGATGTGACCTTTGGGCCAATTGTTAGATGAAGATGAGCGCCCTTGGAAGCTGACCCCGTGTTGCCTACTTTGCCGACTGTCTGACTTTGCGTAATGACAGTTCCTGGTTTTAGTTTTGGCTGTTCCTGCAAATGGCAGTAGCCAATGTAAACAACTTTGTCATTGATTGAATCCCAGGCCGTCTGCACCAGCACCCAACCCAGAATGCTTGACCACTTGACAACCTGCACGGTTCCACCGCTAACGGCGGGAATGCGGGTGCCTTCTTTTGGTGCGTAGTCCAGTCCACGGTGCGGAATTACACGGCCCTTGATTGCACCAAATCGCGAGGTAATTGTCTTTTTAGAAAATGGATGTCTCATCGCAGAATGGCCCAGATAGCAGCTATGAATCCTGTGATGCCAGAACCCAGAGCAGTAAAGACAAGCTTCTCAATCCACTCCATGCGAGCAAGTTTCTGCTCCACTCGATTCATGCGGGCGGGTAAGTCTTTGAGATTTTTGATGTCTGCGACTATCTCAATCTGAACTGACTGAACTTCAATAAGTTTTTCGTAGATGTCGCGTTGCGTTATACGAACGCCGTTTGTTTCTTCTGGCATGGTTCTATTTTATTCTCTTTAGTCGCCTAGCTGAGCCTTGGTATAACGGACGATAACAAAACCGCTACCGCCAGCTCCTCCGCCTCCACCGCCACCTGCGCCTTGGTATTGGCCACCCGATGTTCCTGGCGATCCAGTTTGGGGTATACGGCCACCTGTTCCTCCACCACCAATACCACCTGCTCCACCAACATCTCCACCAGATCCACCTGAACCGCCGCCGCCACCAGCTACATAAGTTTCTAGGCCACAGGCAGTCGTCCAAGATGAATAAGTATTAGATCCAGCACCACCTGCTCCACCTCTTGCGCTAGACGGATCAACAGCATTGCCACCTACGGCAGAAGCGCCACCACCACCACCACCAGCACCAATTGGACCAAATGTTCCAACACCAGATCCACCATTATTACCCTGACCAGAAGTTCCAGTTCCACCCGTAAAAGCTTGTTGGCTCGCACCACCTCCACCACCAGAGCCTCCATTAGAACCAGCAGCATTAGTTCCACCTACACCACCAGCAGATGCGGCTGTTAGTCCCGTAAAGCTTGAGTTATTACCATTAGCTTGGCTTGCTCCTCCAGCCCCAACTGTCACAGTAAAACTTCCAGTTAGTCGTTGGTTAGAATGAACAATAAGACCACCAGCACCACCTCCACCAGCACCAGAAGCACCTGATGTTCCACCGCCACCCGCTCCTCCAGCAAGAACAAGAATGTCACACTTCAAAGAGCTACCAGAAACGCTAAATGTAGAAGTAGATAAGAAACGGCGATAGTAATAGGTGCTATCTGAGTAAAGGTCCCCACCACTTACAGTTGGGAACACATCCGAACTGAGGATGGCTACGGGAATCATACGACTACTTTACCAATAACCCTGTATTGATTGGCAGCGGTCTTGATGACTGCCGCAGCGGTATAAGGGGAGTCCATGAGAAAAGAAATGGCCGTTCCAGCCGTGCCTACACCAGCCCAAGATGTCACGCCAGTTCCAGCCCTAAGCGTCACTATTCCAGTGGAATTGTTTATCACTTGAATCATGTCACCAATTTCAGTTAGAACATCTGGGAATGTGACAGTAGCAGCGCTAGTGAAGTTCAGAACAGTATTTGCATCTCCAGATGCTGCTGTATAGGCGGCAGATTTGTTTGTCAGGGTGGTTGCAATAAATTGAGCATTCATGTCACCGAATGCTGGCTTTGCAGTTCCACCAGAAACAAAAGCTTGACCTGATGTGCCTGTTGCACCCACAGCGGTTAAAAGGTTTACCCAATTTGAGCCGTCATAATATTCAATAACATTGCTGTCAGTTAGATAAGAAATCATTCCCTCATCTGGTGATACAACAGCAGATGAACGAGCAGCAGAAGTAGAAAAGACCATTAGTGATTGATCTTGTAAATAATTCTGAACATTGCTGGCAGTTAGGATTTCGCCAGGTGTCCAAGTTCTGTAACCGCTCATTATTTCCTAAAGTGTAATCTGGACTAAATCCCAGGTTTGTTTTTCTTCATTCCATGTATAGATATTCTCTGAATCGCCAGGATAAGGAATTGGTGCTTCCCATTGACAAGTTTCTTCATTTAGCATCCAGCTTGGGAATGGCTTAGGTGGAATAAAAGCATCTAATTCATCATTGTAGCTATAGCCGATTCCCGCATAGTTTTTACGAATGTTGCCATTATAGGAAGTGCGAACGCAACGCTGATTGTATAGATTGCCATAATAAGCTTCCCAATCGCTTATGCCATCTATTACTTCGTATTCGTTACGACCAACGATAACTTGAGTAACCATGTTATTTTCATCTAAGAATGCGTAATGTGCCATTTTTATCCTTTTCCTAATTCTACCTAAATCGGGTATCTAATGATTACAACACCAGCGCCACCATTACCACCAGGATAAGTTGCAGCTCCAGAATTGTAGCTAAACCCGCCGCCACCGCCGCCAGTCTTGTTTAGACCATCAGCTACGGCATTACTACTTCCGCCCCCGCCTCCATCGGTTCTTGTTGTAATAAAGTTTCCACCGCCAGAGGCGTTGCAACCAGAAGCAGCACCGCCAGAATAATACCCATTTGAATCACCAGTATTGGTAGCTGTCGCCCAAGTCGAATAGGTATTTGTTCCGCCTCCACCAGCGCGAGAATTTTGATTCGCTGAAGATCCTGTTCCCGCGGCGTTGAAACCTCCACCACCTCCACCTGGGAAGTTTCCAGAATTGTTGGTTCCACCATTATTTCCTTGACCTGATGTTCCAGCTCCTCCTATACCGCCATTATCATTACCTGCACCACCACCTGAGCCTCCTGCGCGTCCGTAATGAGCATTACCTCCAACATTAGAGCATCCTCCGCCACCACCACCATCGGCAGCGGTCAAGCTAATACCAGATCCAGTTACATTGGAATCGGTGCCATCAGATCCCTGAACAAAGCTATCCCCACCTTTAGCTCCACCTGCACCAACAGTAACGGTATATGCACTTGTTCCAAAACTAACTGATGAGTTGTAAACCAAACCACCAGCTCCACCACCACCACCAGTGTTTTTACCACCACCACCGCCGCCACCAGCTACAGTTAGAACTTCACAGCTCAAAGAGACAGAAGGTGTGAATGTTCCAGATACTGTAAATGTGTGATAGGTATAAGTTCCATTTTGTGTTATTGTTCCGCCTGTTGCATAAACACCAGATAGGAAACTAATGTTATCTGATCCTGCTGTAAAGGTAGTAACTGAATAACCTCCAGAGGTAGAAGTTGTTGAAGTAAGCCCCGCTCCTACAACAATGGAATAAACATCTGGGTATTTTAAAATTACAATTCCAGAACCTCCAGCAGAAGCGGCCTTGCTGCTACCACCATTACCAGCACCACCACCACCACCACCACCAGTATTTGCGGTTCCTGCAACAGAAGCAACAGCACCAGAAGCACCTCGACCACCACCGCCCGCGCCACCCGCGCCTGAAGCTGGGGAGCCAGAAGGCCCATCAAAATCTGAGCCACCGCCGCCGCCACCAGCGCGAGTAGTAGAAGTTCCTGTTATGGATGAAGATACTCCAGTTCCCCCATCTCCACCTCCATTTCCACCGACATTTGTAGCTTCACCAGCGGCGGCCGCACCACCTCCACCACCGCTGTTATACGCTGACTGATTAGCCGCACCTCCTGCATAACCTTGATTAGCAGTTCCAGCACCACCACCACCATTAAAAAACTCACCAGCACCACCACCAGAACCACCACTTGATCCATCGGTTACAACTGGTCCGCCCTTACCTCCACCAGTTGAGGTAATAGTTGAAAATACTGAATTAGAACCATTTGCATTGGCAGCTCCTCCAGCACCAACTGTTACGGTGTAAGAAGTCCCGACTACGCCAGTAAAAGCAGATTCAGCACTAGAGCCTCCTCCAGAGTTTTCGCCCGTAACATTACAACGATAGCCTCCAGCTCCGCCACCACCACCTGCGCGAGCGCCACCACTTCCACCACCTGCTCCACCAGCTATAACCAGATAACTAATTGAAAGCGGCGCGGCAGATTCGTAAAACTTTTTCCAAGAACCGCTTATCTTTGAATAGCCTTCGGCCACTTCTTTCCAAGATCCGCCAACGCGAGCGTATACGGCATCTATCTCATACCATGTAGCGCTTACTCTGCCGTGTGCAGTCACGAACTCCCCTTATGGTGTGTAAACCAGCCAGACATCTCCATCCATACCTGTTGCCGTTCCAGGTGTGGCTGTGGATAGCGTTATGTTTCTTACTACTGCTGAACCAGCAGTGGCAGTTGTAACGGTTCCATTTGACTGAGCAACTTTACCATTCAACTGAGTCTGAATCGCCGATGTCACGCCGTCTAGATAACCGATTTCTGTAGAGCTTACTGAACCGATAGAGGTAGTGGTTGGCAGAAAAGCAGTGCCACCTACGCCCAGGTTGCCCGTGACTGTTCCAGCAGCAATTGTGGCTGTTCCAGTAAGGCTTGGAGAGGCAAAGATAGAGGCCAGGTTGACATTTAGAGTTACATCGCCAGAAGATCCGCCGCCAGTAAGTCCAGTTCCAGCCGTGACTGCTGTGATGTCACCAGGGCTTGAAACATCAGCCCAAGCCGTTCCGTTGTAAACCTGCAAGGTATTTGAATCAGATAGGTAGGAAACCATACCCTCGGTAACTGCGGTTCCTAATGCTGTAGAGCGAGCAGCAGTTCCAGCGTAGACCTGAACTACCTGGTCTTGGACATAGCTCTGGAAGTCATCGGCAGTGACGATTTCATTTACAGCCCAGTCTTTCCAACCTGCCATTATTACTCCTAGTAAGCCAGTGAATTGCCCGCACTCAGTCTACCAAAGATGATGTCGGATAGTCGCCATGGGCTGACTTCTAGGCTTCCTAGACCGAATGTTATTTGGTGGCTGTCTGGGACAACATTGTGTGAGATACGGATTATTTCGGCAGTCCGTTCGATTGGATCGCCAATACCATTAGGGGTGAACTTTAGGAATACTGCGTCTCCCAAGTCTGCCTCTAAAAGCTTTGTCTTGTCGGCAGGGTCCAGTTTGTCTAGCTGCACTGTAACCCTGTCGAATCTGTATTCTGGCTGGCTGTATTTAGCCGCCAAGAAGGTAGCTAGGTTTACTGCGTCTGACTGCTCATCCATCAGAAGGTCGCTGACCGAATAGGTCAAGATACCGTATTGGTCCTGTGACTCTAAGTCATCAGCGGTGACAGTTACGCCATTCTTTTGTGACAGTGTGACAGCGTTGTAAAGCAGTTCAGAGCCGTATAGAACCTCTAGGTTTTTGTATGGAATTCCTGTTCCATCATCAGCAAAAGTAATGTTAGTATCCGTGGTTCTTCTGTATCTGCCAACAAACTCAGCAAAGCCATCTCGGTTTACGAAGAAGAATCCAGGCTCGCTTTGAGCTACCTGCTGAATGTAGCTAAGAGCGTTAGTTCCCTCGCTAATAGTGTCAGCTTGCAACAGTGTTTCACCCGTGTCAAGCGTTCTGATTTCAGCAGGCCAGTTGACTTCTGTTTTGTTTAGAATGCTGTTGATACGCGGACCTGGGAATTGAGTGGTGTTGGTAGCCGAGCCTAGGGACTGGTTGGCCAGCAGGTATGTGTTGTCGGAACAGACTGCCATAGCCTGTGAGCGACCAGAAACCTCGTAGCTGAGGTCCCAGTCATCGATGCTGCCTGTATAGATACGGCTGCCGTCTACACTAATACGAACAGCGCGTCTAGGGATAATCTGACCGAAATATGGCCCATCGGCATACAACGGGTCGTAGCGCCTATCCTCATTGTTCAAGGTGATTGCAGCGTTACCAGCACCGTATCTGTCAAGCTGTCTATTCTTACCGCGATTTACGCTGAAATCTACAACATCGTCTGTAACATCAAAAAACAGCGCTCCACCCAAGACATACTGAGTAGAGTCCAGCAATCCTTTGACTGGATCATCAAGCTCAAGAAATACCGTGTTTTCGGCGTTGGTTAGGTCAAAACCTATTTCAACCGTGTAGTTCTGGGCCATTAGCTTCCTGACCTAGCAAATACCGTTCCAGATGAGCGTTCGTATTTTAGGATTTCATTTACTATCTGCTGACCAATCTGAGTGCCATCTGCGCCTAGACCAGCATTGACAACCAACTCAAAGTAGTTCTGAACTGCACCGCTACCTAACGCGCCAGCCCTAGGAATCAGCTCAGCCGATGATAGACCCGAAACAATGCCACCTAGGTCAAAGCGCATACCTGCAAGCAAGTCAGTCTTGATTGCCTCAAAGACATTGCGCTTGAACAAGATACCGATGCGAGCAGCTTCGCCCTTGACAACATCCATTGCGGCAGTTGCGCCATCAATCAGCTTTTGAATCTGCATGACTGAAGCAATGTCAGCAGTCTGCGCCTTGGTTACAGCGTTTTCAGCTTCCTTCAGAACTTGCTCAGCAGCTCTAATAGGAATGTCAATTGCAATGTTTAGGCTATTCTTGAAAGTCTCGCTAAAGGTCTTAGCCATTTCAATGGCTTGGTCATAAAGCTGCTGTTGTTCTGACCGAATTCCGTCTATTAGACCGAATGTCATGTCCCGACCTGCGTCATACATTGTCTGACCAACATCCAAGCCCAGTTCAGCACCCAGCTTGTTTATTTCACTAAACAGGCTGTTGATTTCACCAATAGTCTCAGAGCCACCTTCAACCAAGGCTTGAGCAGTCTCACCACCAGCCTCAACACCAGCCTGGACTAGATCCGAGAACAGCATTGGGTCTAGACCCATGTCCCGTAGCTTGACCAGGTTGGCTGCGAAGTCGCGAGCCTTCTGGGTCATTGTCTTGAATTCTTCGACTAGGGCTGCTGACTTGCTGGTCGTTTGCTCAATGGTCTTTTCGTAAGTCCTGGTGACTGTTACACCGAATTCCTTCAGTGTGCTTCCAAGCTTGATAACGCCCTCGGAAACCTCAGTGATTGTGACCTTTTCGGTCTCGTTCTTTAGCCTGCTGAACAAGCTTGTGAGCTTCAATGCACTGGTTAGAGCGCCTTGGTATTCCTTGATTAGCGATTCAGATAGGGCTGCCCTATTAGCTAGATCATCACGGCGCTTGGCAATTTCTTGCAGTGCCTTTGATTCAGTATTGACCCATGCGCTTAGACTGCGGAAGCTGGCATCTGTAATAAGTCCACTGCGGACGGCAGATGTTAGTTCTGACTGAATTCCAGAAATTGTGGAAACAATTGCTTCTTCAAATCGTCCTAGCTCGCGCTCAAAATCTGGCAGTATCCGAATGTTTGTTAGGTTGTCTAATGACCATCGTCTAAAGTCCTCAGCCCTAGCTTTGACATCTGCAAGGGCGTCTGCGGCTTCTCTTGCTGCACTCTTTAGAGACTTGACATTTGATTCAATTGCTTCTATGGCTGCATCTCTAGCTGCTTTATTTGCATCTGCAAATTCTTTAGCTGCTTCAGCGGCTTCCTTTATGCCATCAGCAGTTTTGTTGAACTGTTCTTGTAATTTTCGTAAACCAGAGGGGCCTGTAGCAATAATTCGCTTATAGGTTTCTTCCCATTTATCTGCCCCAAGAATTGCCTGAATAAGTCCTTCGCTGGCCTTCATAGACCTGAGCTTGCTTGCAGCAGCCTGCTTTGCTACTTCCTCATTCAATCCCTCAAAGAAATTCTTGCCTGTTTTAGATCCAGTAGTTTTTGGATCTGTAGCCGCAAATAGCTCATTCAGTCGTTTTTCAAGTTCGGCCTTGGTATTACTCAAACCAACTGCTGCGCTAAGAGACAAAACCTTTGTGATGTCTATAGCAGCTAATTTTGCATAGGTTTGAATTACTTCAAAAATTTCTTTCCAGTTTGGTCTGGTCAGAGCTTCTTCAATAAAGGCAGCACTTAGGCCCAAGTCCTCCATGCTTTGCTTAGCATTGCTCTTTTCAACTGCATCGTCAATGTCCTTGAATACGCCTGCTAAACCACCAAGCTTGCCATCTGCGTTGACTGCACCAGTCGCAATTCCTCTTAGTGAATCTTCTAATTTTCGACCTGATTGAGACGCCTCTAATTGAGCAGCGCTCATTCTTTGAACTGAATTTAGAGCAAAGGTAGTGTCGTCATAGAACTTACCCATTGCCGTTTTGTTTTTATAGGTAAATCTTTCAAGAGCTTGCTCGCCCTTGGCCAGATCTAAGCCTAATAAAGTTCCTAGCAAGCCCGCTTCGGCAAATTTCTCTAACGAACCAAAATCAATTTTGTCTAGTTGTAAAAGTGAAGCAATAAAATCTAATGCACCTTGAGTTGCTCTAGTAAAACTTGATGTAGAGGCATCAAGGGCCAATACTAAAAGATTTCCTATTTTGTTTGTAACATCTAAAACTGGAACAATTACTGCCCCAAGTATGTTTGTGAACATACTAAGTAAATCAATAACTTGTTGTAGCGGGGCTATCAATAGGAAGAATGATTCGCCTAGAACCTTGATAAATGGAGCCAGGGACTCTATAGCAGCACCAAGAGAGTTCGCAATGTCAACGACCTGTGGCCCAAATTCTTGAGCCAAATCAGCAAAGATGTTGTTTACTTCTGCCAGTGGTTTCTGTAGCGGAGTTCCAAAAGCAACTTGTAAATTGCCAACAATGGCATTTAGTCGCTGTTGTGATGCGTAAAGAGTGTCAGAAGCTCTAGTGAAAGCACCAACAGCATCATCGGCTCTTTCAAACAGCATTGTCAGACGAGCTTGGGCTTGAGCCAGGTTTAGTGCCTCACCCTCCAGGTCGCCCATTCCTTCAGCAGCAAGACGAGCATTTACTTCGCTTTGCTTCATAGCGACACCGAACTTTTCAATCGGGTCGTATTCACCACGGAATAGGGCTGTGATAGCTAGAAGGGCGGTCTGTAGGTCATAGCCATAGGTAGTCGCCAAGTCTTGTGCAAGTGTTACAAGTCTTTCGGTCTGATCTGCTGATTGCTGAGTTGTAAATCCGTATTGTTTTAGAACAGAACCCAGGAATACTGAAGCTTGAGCTGCTTGGCTTTGTGATAAACCGTAGTTCTCTACCTGGTTTGTAAAGTTGCGGATTTGTGGTGTGATGTTTTCAAATACCTGATTTAGACCAAGAAGGTTTCTTTCAAACTGAGCAGTTGCATTGACCGAATCTATTGTGAATTGTCGGGCAGACGTAAGGGCAGAAAAGGCTCCAAATGAACCAGCGGCTAAACCAATCTTTCCAGCTAGGCTTTCAAAGTTGCCAGTTAGTCCCCTGAGTGCGCCAGAAGCCTGTTGCAGACCAGCGCTGCGAAAGACCGAAAGAATCGGGAGTATCAGGTTCTGTAAAGCCATTACTGTTCCAGCCTTTTGTTCATCATGGTAATAACATCATTCATCAACTGAGAAGCATTTGTTTTGTGCTTGCTCATGTATTTTGTCATAGTTGGCCACGCATACCGTGAGGCCTTGCCTTGTCGCCTATTGTGAGCGCGACTATCCAAAGCCTGTAGCCAATCATCAATTGCCACCCTGCGGGCTGGCGTAATGACATGGCGTTTGGTAACTACGCCCCTGCCGAATAAATCTGTCTGGTATTCGCGGCTAAAAGATCCCACTGCTTTTTTAGCTTTGTTGCTTTTTCCAGCCATGTCAGCCACAATGTAGGCGGGCGACTTTACTAAAAGCCTAACGATTGAGATAGTCCCATCCTGCGCTCTGGCCAAATCGCGCAGCGCCTTGCCCTCAGTTCTATTTTTGTAGTTGATGTCAATACCGCGAGAAGAAGCTCCCATGGCAACGCCACGAGAGTAGGACAAATGCCCTCTGCTGTAATTGGTGGACATCTTGTCATAGGTTCTTCCCTTACGCCTTGGAGCGCCTAAAGGACCATGAATGCCGACTGATCGGAATACGCTTCTAAGCGCATCGCGGGCTGGATGTCCAAGTTGACGAGCATCCTTTTTGAATTTCTTGAAAGCTTCTGGACCAAGCTCATTCAGGGCCTTTTCAAGGCTTTTTAGGTCAGATAGAACAACTACAGCTTTTGAATTGGTAATGTCCATCTCTTTTAGGGCGTTGTAATCGCCAATCGCCATACCACTTGCGCCAGCTACTCTGGCCCAGCCACTAGCGGCGGACATCGTGTATGACCGAGTTAGCGAGCCAAGAATGGAAGCTAGAAACAAGGGAGACCGCCTTACTTTCAAACAATTCTACCGCAATGAGAAAAACCGCCCCCGAAGGGGCGGCTCTCATTTGCTAACGTTCTTAGCTACTATCCAGCGATACATAGTCCACAACATCCTGTCGCTGAGTTGCATCAACTCACGCGGAGAGATGTGCGTCTCTACTGCAAGAGCGGCGATGAACCAATGTGCGGACTCATCACCGAGACCCCTTATTTTGGGTCTGTTTCTGATTCTCCTACGCTTTCAACTGTATCCAGCCAAGCCTCGAAGTCCAGAGTTGTTGCTTTGCGGCGGAACTCGCTATGCCAGGCTAGGAACAACAGGTGTCCTAGACGCTGGCTAGTAGCGAGCGAGCCGATTGGGACATTGAATTTGTCCTCAAAGGCAACCAGGTCAGCAGCGCTGGCCGTGATTTCCTTTTTAGTTTTGTCTGCGAACTGAATTACTAGGTTGAATCGCATTTCTATTCCTTACTACGCTGTTGCGTAAGTTACTGCTCCCGTGGTTGGGAACGATACGCTGAAGGTGCTGAGGTCGCCTACTGCACCCGCTACTGGGGTGAAGGAGTTGATTAGCACTGTTGCAGTATAACGCGGGGTCGTAGCCGATGGAGCGGTTCCGTTTCCTGCGATCATGGTTACAGTGCCGATGGTTCCAACAAGGTCCTGGAATAGTGTAGATACTGCTCCAGCACCAAAGTCAGAGTGGAAGTCCAGGGAAACGGTTCCAGACTTTAGTCCGCCGATTACCTCTGTCCAGCCGTTAGAACCGAAGTCTGTTACATCAACCTCGGCTGAACTCAGAACAAGTTCTGCACGAGCTACGCTTGGGCTAACTGTTCCTCCGTTTAGGGTCACTGTATTTGCAGTGACAACGAATTTTGGCATTTATTTTCTCCTTATGCAAAGACGGTGACTGTGAATTCAGCCGCCAGATAGGTTTGGTCGTTTATGGTTATAGACCCTATTGAAGTAGCGCGTTCAACCCGTAGGTCATACACCAACCCCGAAAGAGTCTTATCTGATTCTATCGCAGCTTTCACGCTGTCTGAGCCTGTCGGACTGCAATAGGCATCAAGTTTTCGCTGCATCTGCCTCTCAGCCGCACGGCCTACGATAACGGTTGCAACGAAGTTATAGGTCACTAGACCACCATTGATTGCCCCATCGTATTCAACGCTCTCCATGTTGACGATACCGATTGGTGGGGTTGGATTGTCTGGCACTTCAGCAGACGCACGAAGCCCGCTGATAGTTGCCAGATTGGTTGCGATGCCCTGTCGAATCGCGCTTATGTCAGCCACTAGGCCATCCTGATTTTACGAAACGGAGCAAGCAGCGATTCAATGTCTGGATCTGTTCTGCTTACACGAACTACGCCAATCTCACCGAATCCAGCCACGCCAAGGGGTGAGTCATAGCGCTTGAATTCACGAACAGCTAGGAAATTGCAAGCCTGACGAATGTCAGTAGGAACAGCGGTTCCATAACCAAATAGTCCGACAACCTGCACCGTAGCCTCGCCCTGGGAGTCTGGGAAGTTTACCGTTGGGAACAAATAGTCACCGACAGCACGAATGCGAGTGTAAGGCGTGTAAACGCCACCAGCAATGCCGTTTAGTGGCTCAAGCTGATAATCAGATGTTTTCCAAGTGGTGTCAAAGCTGCCATCGGCATCTGTGGAAGTTTTTAGGGTTGTTAGACTAACGAG